CTGATGTCAGCAGCATCATGGCAGGTGCATCAAAGGCATCCGGTGTGTCAGGAACAATGCTTACCGGGCCGGCAGGTGTTGACCCGAACTCGCTCGCGCTTGGACGCAGTTCGCTGCTAGGTGGATAAACATGAGTCAATACACTGGCGACAACAACTCGTACGAAAACGCTCCAACACGCGACAGGCTGTTCACGCGGTGGGGTCAACTCAAGTCTGAACGTGCGTCTTGGTGGGCGCACTATCAGGAGTTGACAACCTTCATCCTCCCTCGCAATGGTCGATACTTCTCGCAAGACCGCGACAAGGGATACCGCCGACACAACGCCATCTACGACAACACAGGGACTCGCGCCCTACGAACTCTCGGTGCAGGGATGATGGCTGGTGCAACTTCGCCGGCGCGGCCGTGGTTTCGACTCGGAACCGCCGACCCTGAGTTGAACTCCTACCAGCCAGTTAAACTGTGGCTTGATGATGTCACGAAGCGCATGCAGTTGGTCTTTCAACGATCCAACACCTATCGCGCACTACACGGAATGTACGAGGAACTTGGGACATTTGGTACGGCCGCCTCAATCGTGCTGCCGGACTTCACTAATGTCATCCACCAGTACCCCGTGACTTGCGGCGAGTATTGCATTGCCACGGACTATCAGGGTCGCGTTTGCACCCTGTACCGAGAATTTGAAAAGACTGTCAGCGAACTCGTCAAAGAGTTTGGCTACAAGAACTGCTCAATCAGTGTGCAGAACCAATACGACAGGGGTTCCCTTGACCAATGGATCACCATTATTCATGCGATTGAACCTCGCGCTGACCGCGATCATTCAAAGCGCGACAACAAGAATATGCCGTGGGGTAGTTGGTACTTCGAAGTTGGAGGAGAACCAAACAAGTTCTTGTCCGAAAGTGGATTTGCTCAGTTCCCATGCCTTGTCCCTCGCTGGTCAACCGTTGGGGGTGATATCTACGGGAACTCGCCTGGCATGGAAGCATTGGGTGACATCAAGCAACTGCAACACGAACAACTACGCAAGGCGCAGGTCATCGACTACCAGACGAAACCGCCGCTGCAAGTCCCGGCGAACATGAAGAACCGCGACGTTGAGATGTTGCCCGGTGGTATCACGTTTGTCGATGGTGTCAACTCAGGGATTAAGACTGCCTTTGAGGTCAACCTCAACCTGCAACACCTGCTCGGTGACATTCAGGATGTGCGCGAGCGTGTGCGCGGATCGTTCTACGCTGATCTGTTCCTAATGCTTGCCAACGCCACCGACACCCGCATGACAGCGACCGAGGTGGCAGAGCGGCATGAGGAGAAACTGCTGATGCTTGGCCCTGTGCTTGAGCGTTTGCACAACGAACTTCTTGACCCGCTCATTGACATCACCTTTACCCGCATGGTTGCAGCCGGGATCGTCCCGCCAGCACCACCCGAACTGCAAGGCATGGACTTGAGCGTTGAGTTTGTGTCAATGCTTGCCCAGGCTCAACGAGCCATCGGAACCAACAGCGTTGACAGATTCGTTGGCAACCTCGGTCAAGTCGCCACCTTCAAACCTGATGTGCTTGACAAGTTTGACGCTGACCAATGGGTGGACTCGTACTCCGACATGCTCGGCGTTGACCCAAGTCTGATCGTTGCCGACAAGCAAGTGGCACTAATCCGCGACGCACGGAACAAGGCGATGGCTGCAAAGGAGCAGGTCGCAGCAATGCAGCAGCAAAGCGAAACCGCTAGGAATCTTGCACAGGCTCCGACTGGTGGTGGTCAGAACGCGCTTATGGATGTGATGAACCAATTCTCAGGGTACGGATCACCGTCACCTTCCCAGGTGTAGTACCCGTATTGTGAATAACGCTCGCTAAATTTATCCAATGAGCAACTATGACCCGCTCGACATTCGTGGACAGGAGCGCACGAAAGCAGAACGCGATCTGCGCGACAAACTGTCCAAGGAAATCGAGGAATCGGATATCAAGTGGTTGATGAGTAGCAAGCGAGGTCGCCGATTCTTGTGGCGACATCTAGATCAGGCTGGAGTATTTAGGCTTAGTTTCAACACCAATGCAATGGCAATGGCCTTTGCAGAAGGAAACCGGAACTTTGGACTGCGTACCCTCGACATGATCCACTCGCTTTGCCCGGAGTTGTACCCAACGATGGTGAAGGAACACAATGGCAGACACACTGACAACGACAACAGCAACAACCAATGACACTGCTGTCGCTGACGCTGCACCCAAGAGCGATGTAAGCATTGCTGACGCGCTCTACGGTGGCAAGGCAACTGAAGGACAGGAACAGCAAGTTGCGGATGCAACCAAGGCTGTCGAACCCGACGCAACAAAGGTTGACGCTCCACAGGGCGCACCCGAAAAGTACGAATTCAAAGCCTCAGAAGGCAAAGCATTCGACGCAGAAGTGCTGACCGCATTTGCTGATGTTGCAAAGGAATTGAACCTGACCCAGGATGCTGCACAGAAGGTACTTGACCGTATGGCTCCAAAGATGGAGGCGCGTCAAGCCCAGCAGATCGAGACACTTCGTACACAATGGGCTGACAGTTCAAAGGTTGACAAGGAATTTGGGGGAGAGAAACTCTCCGAGAACTTGTCCACCGCGAAGAAAGCACTCGACCAGTTCGGGACACCTGAACTTCGATCACTACTGAACGAATCCGGTCTTGGAAATCACCCGGAGTTCATCCGGTTTATGTTCCGAGCGGGTAAGTCAATTTCCGAAGACCGCTACGTTGGACAGGCAAACGGTGCAGCCCCTACACAGGGACGGCCGCGAGACTTCGCCAGCCAAGCAGCCTTCCTTTATTCCAAACAGTCCTAATTTATAAGGAAACACTCACATGGCAGTAATCGCAAATAGCAATAGCAATCTAACACTCGCCGACTGGGCGAAGCGTTTAGATCCAAACGGTACCGTTCCAATTATCGCCGAACTTCTGTCGCAAACCAACGAAGTCCTTGAGGACGCTGTGTTCAAGGAAGGCAATCTGCCAACCGGCGAGCGCGTAGTCATTCGTACTGGTCTTCCAACCGTGTATTGGCGCGCACTCAATCAAGGCATCCCAAACAGCAAGTCATCGACCGCACAGGTTGACGAAGCATGCGGCATGCTTGAGGCTCGTTCCGAAGTTGACAAGGATCTTGCAATGCTCAACGGCAACACGGCTCAATTCCGTTTGTCCGAAGACACCGCATTCCTTGAGGCGATGAATCAAACTCAGGCAACGACCTTGTTCTACGGCAATCCTGCCACCGAACCAAAGTCGTACCTTGGTCTTGCTCCTCGTTACTCCGCACTTACTGGTGCTGGCAACATTGCCAACGTATTGGACGCTAAGGGTTCTAGTACATACTCAGGCACTGCAAGCACCTCGGTGTACCTCGTTGTGTGGGGCGACAACACCGTGTACTGCCCGTTCCCGAAGGGTTCCAAGGCAGGACTTGTGCATGAGGATCTTGGCGAACAAACCGTCTACGACAGCAGCAACCGCATGCAAGCGTATGCGACCCGCTATCAGTGGAAGAACGGTCTTGTTGTGAAGGATTGGCGTTATGTTGTTCGTATCTGCAACATCAACACCACCGACTTGATTGCCGGTACAAACGGTCAGGCCGCATCTGCTGCAACCAACCTTATCAAGATGATGTCACGCGCCATTTACCGCATCCCAAATCTGTCAATGGGTCGCGCTGCCTTCTACATGAACCGTACTGTTCATAGTGGTCTTGCCATCCAGGCGATGGACAAGAGTCAGTATGTTCTCAAGGTCAACGAAGGTCTTTCGCAGTTTGGTATGCCAAACTCATGGTTGTCGTTCCAAGGCGTTCCAATCCGCAAGGTCGATTCGCTCATCAACACCGAGTCGCAAGTTTCCTAAGTCAATTTCCTAGAAAGGAATTACTCACATGATTATTGAATCACTATCAGTCGTTTCCGGAACTGTTCCGGCAACCGGATCAATCACCGGACAGGCTGCTTTGCCTGTCGCGGGAACCCCGGTCGTTTCCACAAACAGTATTGATCTTGGCGTTGCTCGCGACATTGGCGAAGGCAATGACCTGTACATGGTGTTCACGCTTACCGAAGCGTATAACACGCTTACTTCGCTTCAGTTTGAAGTGATTTACGCGACCAATGCTGCTCTTACTACGGGCATTGTTGCTGGTGGATCTTCGGGTGCAATTGCACTTGCTGATCTGACCCCAGCAGGAAACTCGTACTACGTTCGCCTCACGCCTGGTATTTACAAGGCAACAGGTGGATCGGGTGTTGGTGCGCGGTACTTGGGAGCGCGATATAGCACTCTCGGTACAACCCCAACCACGGGTGCTGTGTGCGCTTACATCACTTCTGACATTCAGGATGGCAAGAAGTTCTACGCATCCGGATTTACTGTTCAGTAATTAGGATTCAACCATGCCAATGTACCGCGCCAAAATGAAGTGCTACATCGACAACTCCATCCGCGAGGAAGGTGATGTCTTTGAGTACAACGGAGATTCAAATGACTGTGTCGAATTGGTGACAGGCACAGGCAACGGCGAGCCAACGGTTGATGCTTCCGGAAGGAAGTGGAAAGCCAAGGGCAAGCGTAAGTCTTCGGATGATGAAGCGGACGTTGACGAGGGTTGATCCTTTGATTTGATTTGCCGCATGGGGGGAGTCGCTGGGAAACCACGGCTCCCCCTTGTTTCTAGGAGGTTTCTATGGGTTATGTTGGAAAAGATCCAAAGAAATGCATTACCTGCAAGCAATACAAGGCTCGCGGCGAATTCTCCAAACATGCAAAGGCTGTTGGCGGCGTACTTTCATCATGCAAATCATGTTCTTGCAAACTTTCCAAGGCACGAAGAGATACCGATCCGCTTACACAATCCAAAATTAATCGACGTTCAAAGTTAAAAAGAACTTACGGAATGTCGGAGTTGGATTACGACACCATGCTTGCAGGACAAAATATGGGATGTGCAATTTGCGGATCACTAGATCCAG